GTATCTTTGCGGTAATCCGCGATGTTGTATTGATAATAATGCAATTAGTTTCCTTTCTCTTATCTTGTATGCTTTTCGCACTATAAACCTAAATTTATTTATCTTGCAAGTATTTTTGGATTATTTTTTGCCCTTCCTCAAAACCATAAGCCACTTCCGCACCATAACCCATTGATTCTGCTAGGTTTAAGAACTGCTCTTGATTTTGTTGTAATTTTGCACTCTTATCCTTTTTCATCTCAATAAATAGCCCATGTAAGCCATTAGCTGGAATCATAAGAAATAGGTCTGAAACGCCTGCCGTAACCCCTTCAGCCTTTAATTTTATGGCCGTTCCTATGTGCCTAGCGCCGCCATTTGGTATAGCAAATAGGCATTTAGCCATCAATGGATATTGAAGGCGAAACCATTTAATAAGCAAGGACTGTGCCAAGTGTTCTTGATTGCGCATAAAAAAAATTGACACAAATATTAAAAAGGGTATATTAGCACCTGTAACAACAAAAAAGGAAACGATATGAAACTATTAACCGCACTATTAATCGCATTACCAATCGCTTCATTCGCAGGCGAATCACCTAAACTTCGATACAATTGGGTTGAAAAAAAATGGAATTACGCACCCAAAGAAGCCAAGCTTAAATATAATTGGACAGCCGACCAATATGAGTTTGTTATGCCAGGCTCACAATTAAAACTGAACACTCAAAGCAATAATTATGAGTATGTTCAAACTCAAATTAGCAATCCATATCAATCAGAAATAGGGGAATAATATGACAACACAAAATAAGAAATTAGTAATTTATGCCATCGCCGTATATGCATATTTTGGCTTGTGGTTATATGTATTGTATCCTTTACTAGACAAATTTCTAAAAGGCGTATAATATGACGACAAATCAATCACTTACGGGAGCTAATATGGCTGACCAAGTTGCAATTGAAAATAAGATACATATTCAAGCGTTACATCATCCTGATCCTGATTTTTATGGTGATGATGATCAAATTAGGAATATGCAAGAACTTATTGAATATTACCTAACTTTCCAATGTCAAAATTGGGGCGACCTATATGCTGACGCTGAAAATTCAGGCCCATTTATTACTAAAATTCATAGCATTTTATTTGATGCGAAAGATGATGAATTAGGTCGTATCCGAGATGAGTTTAATAAAGCTATTAAAGACATGGCCAAGTATGTTTATAATAACCATGAAACTAATAGTTGGGCTAAACGCATCTATGATGCTACAATAGAAAATATAGTTTAGAAACTTTTATAAGGACAAGATAAGATGAAAACCTCTGATAGCATCAAACAGATTGCTGAAGCTTTAGTGTCGGCGCAAAAAGAAATTAAATTTGCCGTTAAAGATTCAACCAATCCTCACTTTAAATCTAAATACGCTAATATTAATTCTGTTATTGATGCGGTTAAAAAGCCACTCAATGACAACGGGATTGCTATACTGCAATCTTTAAGCCCTTCAGACGACAATAAGCTTCATCTAACTACTCGTTTAATCCATAGTTCAGGGGAATGGATTGAAGATACTGCCGTCTGTCCTATTCAAAAGCAAGATCCACAAGGATTAGGATCAGCCATATCTTATATACGCCGATATAGCTTATCTGCTTTATGTGCGGTTTATGCTGATGATGATGACGGCCAATCAGCCGCTTTAAATGCCGCTGACTACCTTCAAAAAATTACTCATAGCCAATCTTTAGATGAGCTTCAAGCTAATTATAATTTTGTTATGGGTGAAGTTAAGAATGACAGAACTCTATCTAAAATGATCATTGAAGCAAAAGACAAAAGAAAGGCAGAACTCGTATGAAAAAATCAATCGCATTTTTAGCAATCATTGTAGCTTTATTTGCAATCAAAGCTTACGCTTGTTATACCCAAACTTACATTGTTGATGGCCGCATTATTAATTGCACCACTTGTGGCAATGTTACTAATTGTTTTTAAGGGGCTATTATGATTGACGGATTAAGAAACAGTAATTTTTTTGGGGTGAAGCTACCCTATTCGGATCAAGAATTAATGGCCGTAGAAGCCCGCAAAACGCGAATAGAAGCCCTTAAAAGAGAGCTAGGTAATAAATATATATTAGCGCCTTTATATGGCAAGATTAAAAGCCCTCGACTATGAATGGGGCTTATTCATATAAAGAAAGAAATAATGTCGTAAATATAGCTGAAGTATTGTTTGAAGCTTATTGCCAATCTAAAGGTTATTTTTATAGAAGATTAGGGTTTGATGAGAAAAACGATCCTATACCTAATTTTTATGATCTTAATACTTTTATTAGAAATATGCCTGATTTTTATATTAATAATAATGGCAAAGCTGGGCTAATAATGGTTAAGGGAACGGCTAATATTAAAGCTTCAGAAATTAAAATGCTTCCAATGTTTATGGAATGGTATAGCTCTGAAAGATGCCCATTATTATATGCATTTTGTTTTAAGGATCAAAAACCATTATTACTACATCCTGATAAAGTTATATTTTTGTATGACAAATCAACTGATCAACAATGGCATGACGGCGTAACTTATAGAAACTTAAATTTAAACAAGGAAACTATATGAAATTAGAAGATAGAATTATTAGAGGTATAGAGCAGGGCAGTTTGGCGTGGATGGAACTCCGCATAGGCCGCATAGGTGGTAGCCGTATAGCTGATCTTTTAACTGAAGGTAGAAGTGGTGAATCTTTAACACGCCGTAAATATAAAAATGAGCTTATAAGAGAAAGATTGACAGGTAAGAAATTAGATACCTATAAAACACCTGCTATGCAACGAGGAATAGATTTAGAGCCAATGGCTAGGGCATGGTATGAAGTTCGTAATAATGTGTTTGTGGATCAAGTAGCCATTGTTTTGCATCCAACTATTGAAGGTGGTCAATGCTCACCTGACGGCCTAGTTGGCAATAATTCTTTAATTGAGATCAAAATACCCAATCCTGAAAACCACCTAGATAATATTCTTACAGGTGGCAAACAATTAGAACAATATTATGACCAGGTAATGTGGCAATTAGCCTGTATGCCTGAAAGAGAGTATTGCGATCTCGTGTCATTTGACCCGGATATGCCGGATCATTTACAAGGGTTCGTGAAGCGTATTTATCGTGATGATGAGTATATAAAAATGATGGAAGATAAGGTGATCTTATTTTTGCAGGAAATAGAAACTATCGTTAATAACTTAAAGGAAAATATAAATGGCAATAACCCATGATCTAATCGCTAAAACAGGCGAATATACAAACGCTAACGGCGAAACAAAAGCTAGATGGACTAAAGTCGGCGTGGCTATGAGCAATAAACAAGGTGGAACTTCACTCTTGATAGAAAGTATCCCTGTCAATTTTGACGGCTGGGTAACTATGAGAGAGCCGCAACCTAAACAAGGCGGTGGCGCAGAGGATAAAACTGACCTACCATTTTAATGATTTTACTGATGGCATAAGCTACAATGTAGCCCATAATGAAGTTGCAGTATTTATTAATTAAGGGGAATATTATGTGGACTAAACCAACAGCAACAGAAATGCGTTTTGGCTTTGAAGTAACGCTCTATGTAATGAACAGATAATGATCATAGTAACAGATTGTTATTAATATATAAAAAGGGGTTTAATTGCCCCTTTTTTATTTAATATAATGCTCGCCAGTATTGCCATTGATCCCAATAATATCCATTCGATCCTCATCCCAAGTGTCCGATGCATCGTCTGAATCAAAATACTTTTCCTTACGGCCAAACACTAAATCATAATTTTCATCATATTGTTTCTTTTGTTTCAATTTGTTTGTTGATCCTTTACCAGCTTCCGAATATTTACTCATAGTTTTCCCTCACCCAATTAGAAAAGTTAATCAATTCGTCTTTATTAGCAGTCGATTTCATAGCATTTGCTTTGAAAGATATTACTTGAATATTGCCTTTAATGTAACCCTTATTATTATCTATGCGATCAAGGCTAGGGCTTAAATCGCGATTACCATCAATAGCTTTTTTAATAGGAAGTCCCAAAATGGGACATATTTCAGGAATGATTATATCGGAAACTTCTATGTTGAATTCAATACCTTTTTTTAAGGCACGATGTTTAGCTAACTGAAAAAGATTTTTTTCGCGATTCCTATCTTTCCAATCGCGCAAATATTGTTTGCAGTTGCTCTTATCTTTTAAGGGCATATTACTTTTTAAATTTAGAACGCGCCCATTCAAAAATTCTGATGCAATACCAAATAATTGATAACAATGCGGCAATAGCTGGTAAAAATTTCATTACAGTTCCTAAAACTGTAATACCCGAAACAGTATCTAAAGCGTGTTTCGTGTGTTCTTGCATATCCATAGTTATTTCTTTCTACTAATTAATGAGATGGCGGTCGATAGCCATAAACAAACTGTCGCTAGAAGATATATAACAAATAGAACCATCAGATAATAAAATAACCAAATAATTTTTATTATCGTAATAATCAGCGTCAATATCTTTGATTGTTTTATTTTGTAGAAAATTGAAGATGTCATCAATGGTTTCAGGCTTGTTTTGCATTAAGAGATTCTAACACAATTTCAGGTGCAACAAATTTGTTAGCATCATGTTTTGTATTTTCCCACCATAAAAATTGGTTTGAAACCAAGTGTTTCCTATCTTTTAACAAATTAATATTTTCAGGATGCCCAAAAATATTTGGATCGGAAACTGACCATAGAACTATACCATATTTTTTACGATCCCAAGCAAAATGTTGAAAAAAAGAATCGCAACTTATCCATATACGGCATTGATCTACAAGCTTTCCAAGCTCATCTAATGATAAATTTTTTCTAAAATCATCAACTAATTGATCTTCACCATCAATTCCAACTTGAACTATTGGTTCTTTAATTAGTCTAATAAGCTCCTTCCAATAAGGATAGTTTTTAGGATTAATCTTGCCGTTTCTTAATGCTTTAGAATATGGGCTAATGATGATCAAGATATAATTTCCTATAAGCATTTTCTAAACTATCAGTCCATTTCCATTCAGCCATTTTTTTATAAATACTCCATTGATCTAAATTACCAAACAATGCTTGAGCTTCAGCAATAGGTCTGCCAGGAATAATGTCAGGATAGCAAGTAAATATTTCTGCATTTGTAATGTCAGGCATGACACGCTTAAATACAATGTGATCACCCATACCGCAATTAAGCACTACAATAATTTTATTTTTGTAAGATATTATGTTTTTAAATATTTTTTCATCATGCTCATATAAAGCTTGATTTGTTTCTGATCTAATACCGCCATTAGGATTTTTAAGATGCCATGTAGTTGCATCAGGAACGGCTAAAAGCGTATAGCCTTTTTGATGTAGGCCATAAGTAAATAATGTTTCCTCTCGATGCGCCACTCTTGATAGGCCTAAATTGTAATCTTGTATTCCGGCACGATAAAGAAAAGAACAATGTAAATGTTCAACTTCTTTTACTTGTTTTATTTCTGCCCATTGAATATTAGGTTCTTGATCTATATGTTCTATTTTGCCTGTGCATTGAGCAGTATTAGGATTAACAGGCAAAGTTAATATTGATCCACCTATTGCACCTACATCCTTATCTATCCAATAACATAAATTATTTAATACATTAGCTTCAGGTATAGCATCATCATCAACACGCCAAACCCAATCATAGCCCATTGTATTTGCCATTTGATGAATATGGTGTTGGCCTTTTTTGCCCGCAAATAACCATTCCCATTTAACACCTTTGTAATTAAGAATGCTAAATAAATGCTGATAAATAAAGTTATTACGCATATCTTCAGGTTGATCATTGTCATCAAATATAATAAGTTTGTCAGGAAGTTTTGTTTGATTGGCAATAGCATTAATTACCATTGAAAGTGTCGTATGATAACGACCTCTTGTGGCCACCGAACATAAAACAGTTTCGCCCCATTTACCAATCATTAAATTACAAGAATTGTTTTGACTAATTGGCGTAGGATAAGGATGCATTTGGCCATGTTCGTTTATGTATTGAAAATGAAAGCCTTTAAAATGCGATTCATTTAAGCCATGAAGTTTATGATGCTCACCCCAAAATCCTTTAGGCTCATTGTGCGGAACTGTAAATAATAATCTTTTACAATGTTTTTTTAACTTTTCTAATATCTCAAGGCCATTATCTAAATGCTCAATTACCTCAAAAGCAATAATGGTATCGTATTGATCTAAATCATAGGTATTTATATCAGCATGGATAAACTGTGCGTTTTCACTCCATTGTTGTTCTTTTGCTACTTGAATGATAACAGGATCGTAATCTAAACCTGTATATTGAATATGATCAGGAAGGAATTGAAAGCCGTAGCCGTTAGAGCATCCTATTTCAAGGACTTTAGTGCCTATAATATTTTGAGAAGCCCATTGGTATCGTTGAGCTTCTCTTGGATATACTTGTTCGCCTTTAAAAAATAAAGCTCTTTCAAAATTATTTTCTAATTTTCTCTTGTCTTGTATTGTCATTAAATTTTATGCCGCAGGATACACCGCATCCACTAATTGCCCTGCGCTTAACGCAGTTGCAAAAACTATTTGATTGCCTGAAGTTACAGTTACATCGCTACCATTTCTCATTTTAACACCTTGTAAATAAACTTCTATTTTACCTGAAACATAATTTACACTTGTTGAAAATGTTGTTTGAGATGATGTTGATGTAAATGTATCATAAGTTAATGCGCCTGTTGATACGCCTGAATAACCTGAATAACCTGAATAGCCACTTACACCAATATTAATGCCCGAATAAGCAATAGCTTGAACAACATCAGTCGTAGTGCAGGCGCTAATAGTAAATGATGTGCCATTAGTAGCAGTTACATCAGCATCAGCTAATTTAGCACCATTTCGATATACATCTAAATAGCCAACAGTATATGAAACATTAAATACAGTTTGACCAGCAGTAGGTGTGAAATCAGTTACTATTCTTGCGGTGCTAGTTGCATTAGTGCCACTATAACCACTAAAGCCGCTCAAGCCTTGTGCACCTGAATAACCACTAAATCCTGAAGCGCCGTCTTGACCACTATATCCGCTAAAGCCACTCGCACCATCTTGGCCTGAATAACCACTATAACCACTATAACCGCTGATACCTGAACCCCAATATGCGCCACTAACGCCATCGGATACAAGATAATAACCGCTAAAACCTGATTGATTAGGTAATAATGAATTTAATGCAACCGCAGGTGCTTGATTTTTCCATACGCTAGTTGAACTATCATAAAGAAGCGCACTATTATTAGATACAGGATTAGTAATTAGAACATTATGTAACTCATCTAATTCCCAACCATTATTAATATTTACAAAAATTTCACCGCTTGATGAATTAACTTTTAATACCCATCCTAAAAATACAGTATGAGCTGGTGCTGATGGGCGAGTTGCGGTAAATGCACCCGCAGTTTGTGATAAATAAATATCATCGCCAGCAGTAAATCCATTTGTATTAATACCACGAACAACACCGAATGTCGTAACAAAACCTTCCGCACCTGCGGCAATAGATTCTGTAACAATACCTAATGTTGCGGCTGACAAAGGTTCGGAATCAGCATCAGCTAATACGACCGCTGGTCTTTGACCTTGCGCACCATTAACCGCAACTACTTGACCAATAGTTAATGTTGATGCCGTATTATTAAATGCTAATACGACATTTTCTTGGCCAATAGGAAGTGTTACATTTCCGCCTTTAAGGCCAAATTGTAATGTGCCATCGCCACCATCATAAAATAATCGACCTTCAGCCGTTGTTGCAAAAGGTGAATTAATATCAAAGTCAATATATTCAGGTGTTGAAATAGATGTAATACCTGATATGCCACCACTTGGCATAGCGCCACTATAACCACTATAACCGCTGAAGCCACTATAACCGCTTTCGCCTGATCCTGAATAACCTGAATAGCCTGATATGCCGCTGAAACCGCTGAATCCACTTATACCTGACAAACCATCTTGGCCACTATAACCGCTGAAACCTGATTCACCTGAATAGCCTGAAAAACCTGACAAGCCTTGTGGGCCTGCTTCACCGCTATATCCGCTGAATCCTGATATACCCGATCCGCTATATCCTGAATAGCCTGAAAAACCTGATAAACCTTCAGCGCCCGAATAACCGCTTATTCCGCTGAAGCCGGATATACCGCTATCACCGCTGAAGCCGGAAAAGCCTGAAGTTCCTGACAAACCATCTTGACCTGAATATCCGCTAAATCCTGACCAACCGCTAATGCCACTCCAGCCTGATTGACCTGAAAAACCTGAATCACCGCTCACACCATCTTGACCGCTGAAGCCTGAATAACCTGATATTCCGCTGAAGCCACTTAAACCGCTAGCACCAACCTCACCTGAATAACCGCTATAACCTGATTGGCCATCTTGACCGCTGATGCCTGACCAGCCACTAAATCCTGACAAGCCACTTTCACCTGAATAACCACTAAATCCTGACAAACCGCTAGCACCCGCAGGGCCTACAATTTGACCTACATTAATCCAAGCTGATCCATCCCATACATATAAATCGCCATCGGATTCTACAATGTATGCATCATTTAAATTAGCGCTAGGTGGTAAAGATGCAGGATTAGGAACTGTGCCAATAATATTAATAGATGTGCCTTGTTGGCCGCTATATCCACTAAAGCCGCTGAAACCGCTATAACCGCTTTCACCACTAAATCCTGACCAACCGCTGATTCCTGATCCGCTATAACCACTTTCGCCTGACCAACCGCTGAAGCCGGATATACCTGAATCGCCTGAATAGCCGGATATACCACTCGCGCCTGACCAACCACTTATACCGCTGAAACCTGAAAAACCTGACAAGCCGTCTTGGCCACTAAAACCACTCCAACCTGATATGCCTGAAAAACCACTCCATCCGCTTATACCTGATTCGCCTGACCAACCGCTTATACCGCTACCTGAATATCCTGAATAACCGCTGAAACCGCTATAACCGCTAATACCGCTACCTGAATATCCACTAAAACCTGATTGGCCACTAAAGCCACTAATACCGCTAAAACCTGATTGGCCGCTAAATCCGCTAATGCCATCTTGACCTGAATAACCACTATACCCTGAAATGCCTTGAGGGCCTTGTGCGCCTGAATAACCTGATTGGCCTGAAAAGCCTGATAAACCTTGAATTCCTTGTGCGCCACTTTCGCCGCTGAAGCCGGAGTAGCCTGAATAGCCACTTAAACCACTAAAACCACTTGCGCCAACGCCACTAAAGCCTGAATAACCTGAATAGCCGGAGTATCCTGATACGCCTGAAGCGCCTGCAACGCCACGATCAATAGTAATTTCTGTTGTTGGTGTTGGTGTTACTTCAACTGTAATATTGTTGCTATCAATAACATCAATAGAATAATTAGCCATATTAGTTCACCACGCCATCTGATCTGACTAGAAATAATAAGAAGATAATCATATCTTGAGCGGGAGTTGATCCTGAAGATGGGAATGAAATTTTAATGCGACCTGAAAAGCCTACACAGTTTTGAGCATTAATATCTAATTGTGGATCGGTAGAAATAACTGACCATGTAGATTCGTCTATTTCTAAAGTAAATGTGCCTGCGGCATCAACGCGATTAGATATAGTTAAAGAAACAGGGGTTGGTGGTGGAGTATAATCAGCAATATCAAAAGTTAATCCATAGCGACTATCTCTAATATTAGATAATTGCCTACGAATAATAGATGCATCAATAGTAGCGCCTGTAAGATTAACAGGTGATCCACCATTATTAAATGCTAAATTCCAAAAAGTTTTTTGATTATATACAAGTTCGCCTGCAATAATTTCATTGTCAAAGCCTGATACTTGTTGAAGGGTATTTTTATTAAAGATAGCCATAATTTCCTCACTAGGTTAATAACGCGCCTATGTGCTTACAGAACGCGGATGGTCTTATCTTATTAATAACTTATTTTACCATAATTATTTAAAATATGGGCCTACTAACCATGTAACAACTGTAAATCTTTTTCCTTTTATTACAGGCTCTACGCCATGAACCATAAAAGATGGAAATACAATAATGTCGCCTTTTTCTTGAGGTGGATATATTTTTTCATGACTATTCATAATATAAAACTTTCCACCTTCAAAGTCATCATTAAGAATAGCTAAACAAGTAAGCTTTCTTGTTTCATTTCCTAATTGATGAAAAGTATCAACATGAGCTTCATATTTGCCATCAACTTCATACATCAAAAATTCTGTTTGATTTGAATGAGTAATATTGTATTGCCATTTTTCATGATTAATATTTAAACCGCATGAAGTAAGTGTTGCGCCTATGCCTTGATTTTGTGGAAGCATTACTCTTAATACATTTCTAATATTAAGATTTATATTAGTAACAGGATCGCGACCTTCACCAATAAATGGTTGTTCTTTTTCTGTTTCATCTTTTGAATATTCTTTAATTAAATTATCACAAAAATTATTAGAAACCCCATTTTTAATTACATATGCAACATCAAATTGATTGTTTTGAATTGTATTTTCTGTTTTACTAATACCTAATGATTTACGCTTATCATACTTCCATTCAGCATAAAAGCCATTAGCATCAACATAATGCAAAAATACTTGTGCTTGCCATTGTCCTTCAATATAAGGTTCGCGCCAATGCCATTTATCGCAACCACGATACATAACGGCATCGCCTATTTCCATATCTATTTTATTTACATTAACTATTTTATCTTCATCATCACCCATATAAATAGGCCATACATTACCTTCAAAACCTAATGTAATGGTAGCTGATATTTCACAAGCAGGTCTATCTCGATGATTTTTTAATTCCTCACCTTGTTGATTATAAAGGCGAGCATAAGAATAAGTAGGGAATAATTTAAGTCCCGATGCTTGTTCAAAGTGCGGTGTTAAATCTTCTAATAATTTATCAAAAGTTAATGTGCCATGTATGGCTTGTGATAAAGGACATTGTTCATCTTTAACTGTTTTATTTTCATCAACTAATTTTTTAAGTTCTTTTGTTAATTCTTTACATGAATCTAAATGTAAAAAATTTTTTAAATGAACATAACCTTTGTTTTGAAACTCTTGTATTGTATTCATATTATGTTTATGTTAATTCTGCTGGCGCGTCTGTTACCTCAATAAGAAATGGTTTAATTAATTCATCACTTGGATCATACCAAAATTGATCTGCTATTACATCATCCAAGCATGGTGTCCAAAAACAACCACCTACTTCAAAAGTTTGTCCTTCATCTACTACTTGTGCAACACGATAACCTGTTTCTCTAGGCTCATTAGGGCTAATTAATGCTTTTTTCATTTATTTATCCTTTATTAATATTCTACGACTACAACACCATTGCCGCCACTACCTCCAGTAGTGTTACCAGTAACTCCATTTGCGCCTTGACCGCCACCACCATAATTTTGTCCTGGTGCTGAAGTAGGTGTTGTATTTGATCTTGCTCCTCCACCAAAAAATGATCCGCCACCAGTTCCAGCAAGTTCAGTAGGTGATACTGCTCCTGCACCACCTCCATTACCATGAAATTGCAAAGTTCCAGCAGAGCCAGCTCCTCCTGCTCCACCAGCTCGAGCACCAATGGCTGGAGTTGAACCGCCCACACCTCCTGTAGCTGAAGCTAAAGCGCCAAACGATGAAGTTCCACCTGTTCCACCTACGCCACCTCCGCCAGGTGTTGTGCCAGCAGAGCCGCCTGAACCTACAGTTATAGCATAGGGTGTCGATGCAGTTACCGGGCCTACATAAATAGCGCCACCGCCACCACCGCCACCTCCAGCAGAAGCAGAACCACCGCCACCACCGCCACCGCCAACAACTGTAACTTTAATTTTTGTGGTAGATGCGGGAGTAGTAAAAGTTCCTGGACTTGTATATACATCCATATTAGTAAAACCACCACCACCTGATGCGGCGATAGTAATTGAACCACTTCCATTAGTAACTGAAATTCCTGATCCCGCAGTTATTGTAGCTTTTGTTAAAGTATTACCTGTTGAATTGCCAATTAATAATTGACCATCAGTATAAGTTGATTGGCCTGTGCCACCATTGGCAACCGCTTGAGTGCCTGTTACACCTGTGGCAACATCTAATTGACCTGATGTATTTACTTTATTAGCCAATTGGCTCAAATTATAAGCTTGTGTCATTTTTTCCCCTTAAGCCGCACCTGCGGATGCGAATGTTTGTTGAACAAATACTACTGAAGTTGTTGTATATGGTGTTGTTAAACTCCATACGCCTGTGGAAGTAGTATAATCAACAGATTCCTCTAATAATAACCCATTTGCGTATAAATTAAAAGCGTTAGCGCCAAAATTAAATGAATAATTAGTTTGCCCTACTACGCTAAAAGTTAATACATTAACAGGCGTTCCTGTTGGAGTTGTTAAATTATTTCCACTAAATTGAATATTGACTAATTTTCCTGTTGTTGTTGATGGAAAATTACCTAATACATTTCCTGCTATATCAAAATCTTGCTCATTTAAAACAGTTCCATTAACAAATAACAATTCATATCCCGATTGAAATTGCCATAATGTCGGCGTATAACTAGAAGCGGCTGTTAAATCTGCTTCATATCTTGTAAAACAAGGATAAGAACTATTAGTAGCACGATAATTATATATATTATCACCATTAACAACACCGCTTACAGTTGTCGTAAATGTAATTGTTCTTGTTGAATAATTAACATTTGATACAGTATATTGAGTGGGTGTGCCTGTATTAGAAAAGGTCATAATACTACCTATAATAATAGCTTGATAAGGCATAGTGGCAGAATCCCAAATTACATCCGCACCTGATACGCTATCAACAGTTATATGAGCATAATCATAAAATACGCCACTAGATTTAGCTCGCATAGATATAACTGAAACAACATCATTTAAAGTAGCGCCTACGCTTAATGTAACGCTTGCTGATGCGTCTGTATATTCTGTTTCGGATAATAAACATCCATTTTGAAACACTAAACATTGACCTACAATATAATTAGCATCGCGAGTAACGCTAAAAACAGTTTGACCTGAAGTAGCATTAAAATTATCAATAGTAATAAAAAAGTCGTCAGGCGCAGTAAATCCTACCACTCGACCATAAATATCAATGGTTAAAGTAGCCGCACTTCCTGTTTTAGTCGTAGGGCCACCAAAATCTAAAAACTGATCTAATGAAGCTACGACTTGGCCTGTGTTAGTATTTTGAACTTTAATTTGACCTGTGCCAATTGTCGTAGTGCCTGTGCCAATTACTTGACCTGTTGCTTGATCTAAATCAATAATATTTGTGCCATCAGGCAAAGCTGACCATATTCTAGGATTAAATTTTAAAGCAGTTGTTGGCACAAAAGTTCCTGTTGCGCCGGCGTAACCTGCAAAATCTGTATCAAAACTAAATTTACGGCTTTGTCTATTTGCATAAGCCAAATAAATAGATGTGCCAAAAGCAGGATCAGCTAAATACCATTTATAATCGGCAGGATTAGAAGATGGGCTTGATGAGTTGGTATTATAAAGCCCAAAATAAGTTCTATTAGTAGGACTAAAATTAAAATTACTTGTGCCTGTTATATTGTCAGCATAAGCAACAGATATATATTTTTCTGTATATTGAAATGTCATTGGTCGCCATTGGAAAACTGTTGAAGCTAATGAAAAATCACTTGTAGCTAAAGAATTAACCATGCGACTAAAGAAATACCAATTGCCTGCTGAAATGCCATATAATTGAACAGTCGGCATAGCAGTATTAGGGCTATAAGGATTGCCATTAGATTGTATAGCCGTAGTGCCAGCAAATATAAGTTGCGCCGTAGTTGGATATTGATAAGCTGAATACCATATTTCAGCATATTGTGTTATGCCAGAACTTGAGCTTGTAATAGTAATATCAAAATAAGGATTATCAACTGATGGATAATTTGCTGATATAACAGGAACAGGAATTGTGCCAAAAGTAATGGGCGATCCAATACCTGTATTAGGTGCAGGTGTAAATTGAGTTATATTGCGATCATCATAAACTTGCGGATTATATTCCATTAAAGTTAATTCAGCCGTAATTGCACCTGTATCAGCTATTTTTTCTATAACTTTTGATACTCTAAATAATTTAGCATTCCATCCATAATTAGCATTAGTAACTGTAACAACATCGCCTGCTTCTAATTGAATACCAATATAAGTAATTTCTAAAACAACTTGCAAATCTTCTCTTGCCGCTTCAAGCATTCTGTTTGCAAGATATTGAGCCGTTACATTATTGTTTGTTAAATAAAGATTGACTGATTGTTTATTAACAGGCTCATTAGGAAATAATAAAGTTGGTGCAATAGTTTGAAGATTAAATGTTGCTGAATTAAATGTATCTTTTTCTGATACATCAGGAAATTTAACTTCTATCACATTAAATGAGTTTGCTAAATCTATTGGTGTTATTTGTATAGGCGAAATAATATTGCTATCGCTTAAAGCCATTGCTACTGTATAAGATGGCGTTTGTGTAATAATGCCCCATGTGCCTGTAATTTCATTATATTTAACCAAGCAATCGCAACAATCTGACATTGCCTGAATGTTTTGCATAATTTTTTGATTGGTATCTATAACGCCATTAAATTGAAATCTTGGTTGAGTTGAACTTCCGCCTGTATATGGCGTATAAGTAAAAGATTGATTAGAATAAGTATTTAAAGCGGTTAATGATGCAGTATCAATTTGAGATACAGGAATAGCCGCGCCATATCTTGTAGAAGTAAAATAATCTAGAAAACAATCGCCAGGTGCAATTCTTGAGTTTGTTACTTCAAATCTTGTAGATTGTAATGCAGTTAAAGCACGATCAGCATTATATTTAAGATGAATAATAGCAAAAGCGCAATTACTCATTAATTTAGTGGCATCCCATGTATAAATTAAATTTGCTGATTGCATTACAGATATAGCATTTGATCCACTATTAGCAGGTTGATTTGATCCATTTCTATATAAATAAATATCCATATAGCCTGCTATATTTTGGCTTTCGCCTGTTGATTCATCTAATAATGCATCAACTGAATATCCATTACCATTAAATACACATCGTTTTCCACCCCAATAAACATTGCCAAAAGTAATGGTGTCAGGTGATCCGCCTGTTTCTGTATTCGTTACTTCACATAATGATATAACCCAATATATATCTTGATTGTCTGAAGTAATAGACATATCAGTAACAATACCGCCTACATAAGCTTTACCATAAACAACAGGTAATTTGTTATCGCCTGCCGGTGGAAGTTGTTGGCGATTTCCAGGATTAGGTTGTTGAGATTGTTCAAAATTCCCTGCACTTGGTGGTTTAGGGGCAAAAAGGCTAGATACAATAGTGGATGCAATCATGTTAATTGCAAAACCGACAACTGTTGCAGTAAATCCTGAAAGGCCAATGGCGGCGGCAATAATAGAACCTGCCGCTAATACTTCAGAGCAATATAAAAACCAAATTAAAAATATTAATATAAAGCGAATCATTGCATCCAATTTTCTTCTATTTTTGTAAATCCAAATCTTCCATAATTAATATCGGGACTAGTTGTCATTTTAGTCATTGTAAATAATTTAATTCTGCCTTCATCTTTTAATTCTTGAGCTTTATCTATATAAGCTTTTAATAATTTATATCCAACTGTTTTATGCCTATATTCAGGTTTTACATACCAAGCTAATTCATACAATGCTAAAGTTTTATCGCACCATACGACAGGGCTAATAATACCCATAATAAATCCTATATTATCTTCTATAAAAATAATACCTCGACCTGCGATAATACTATCTATAATGGAATTAAAATAATCAGGATTATCAATATCTTTATATTGCTCTATTGGACTTTCATCCCTAAACATTCGCATCATATTTTGTAATTGTATTTTGTCGTATTTTGTAGCCTGTCTTATCATACATCCTTACCAAAAGAATAATTAATTGTTTCTATAAAGCCAACTCTTGCCATAGAAGTGTCCGTTGGATTCCAATACATCCAAGCGTTATCATTGGTATATCTTCCGGCAGTTCTATTTTGTAAAATAATTTGAATACTTGATGCGGCTATATTTATAACGCCTACATACATTCTTATCTCTTCCATCCATTGTTCAGATATAGCAAAAGAATTTACATAGCCTGTAAAAAATTTATATAAACCGCCTGTGCCGCCTGTTGTTATTAATGCGCCATTAGTATCAAAAAATCCATGCCACATTTCAATATAAGAACCTTTTATTTCATGTCCTAATGTCCATCCTAATAAAGCAGTATCAATACCCACAATAGTCATACTTGTTTCGTTGGCAGTCGATTTAATATCTCTTTGAACATCATTAATTTTAACTAGGCCACCTAAAGCATCAAAAGGTTGACTATCAACGGCAGATATAGTTAATGCACTTGGTGTGGTTGCAAATCTATAAACAACACTTTCATATACTGTGCCTGTGCCTGATCCAACACCTGTTGCCACAAATACTGTGCCATAATTATTATTAGCCGCACCCCATAAAGTCCAATCGGTAGGATTAATGCCGCCTGTAACAGTAGTTCTAACTGTATAAGTTTGACCAATAACAAGATTGCCTGCATTTACAGTTGCTCGCGTAGTAACGCGAACAAAGTCTGCCATTCTTATATTGTTAGTATTGGTTATTGGTGCTATTACATTCATAGAACATCTTCAATTGCTACAAAAGGGCCATTCCAAGATATAAATGAATCATTAGTCATAGGAACTAATGTGTAAGTAGGATATTCGCGTAATATGACAGGAAATGTAACGCCTGTATAACTTGTGCCGCCTAAAGATATAGTCGTTCCATATTGGCCAATTACCGCATTAACAGGGTTTGTTAAAGTAACAATTAAATTTCTGTGAACAGGAATATTAACAGTAGAGCCACCACCTCTTTGAACATCGGCAGTTGCTATATAAGTATATCTTTCTACTTGGCAAAAATCGCCTTTTTTTACAATATAAGAACCTGAAGATATAGTAGGTAAATTGCCTAACACAAGTGTTTTATTAGCGCTTGAAATTTGCCATTGACAAGAAGCTATTTGACCTGTTGTCATATCGCCTTGATAAGCAACATAATTAAGCCAACCAATATTTGTAAAATTAAGATATTGCTCTGTTGCTTTGTCTGCTACACGCAAAGCTGATAGTAAATCTCTATTTTGGCTATAAAGTAAATACTTCATAGGATTCATAGTAAATTCAAAAGGTTGAACAGTA